TTCACAATCAAATGTATTGACATTCGAGATACAAGGCGTTTCGGAGCGTGAAAATATCACTACACGCGAATTTCAAACGCTGTACAGTAAATATTCTACTGACCGTGTAACGATGCGATTGGGCGATTATACCATTCCGTTTTGGGGAGAAGGACATAACCTTTATCCACAGGAAGTGGCAGCAACTGTTGGCGAACATAAGTTGATACCGCAATTGATCCAAAAACAAGTTAAGTTTTTATTTGGTAAAGGACCCCGTTTGTTTCAGGAGCAGGTCGTTGGCGATAAACCCGAAAATAAACGACGTGTACGTGTTCCATGGTATGATAAAGGTATTCAGGCATGGGTTGATAGTTGGGAAGATAAAGGCTTTAATTCAATGTTTGAATACGTTCGTAATATCATTTACGACTATTATTTTGTAAAAACATACGCTTCAAAATACAACTTCAACAAAGGCCGTCGTATCGGTTCACCCGCTTCTATTGATGCATTGAGTTATGTTGGTGCCGATGAGGCTCGACTGGCTGCTATTGGTGATTTTACTAATAAACGTATAAAATCGGAAGATTGTCAATCCGTTATTGTTGGAGATTGGTTGTATATTTCATCGCACCAATACGATGTTTTTCCGCGTTTCGACCCTCGTAATCCTACTAAATACCCTGTAGCAATTGCTTTCAATGCCGAAAAATCATTTACCAAATGGGTATATGCTTTCAATGATTGGTTCAAAGGTGCTTCGGAATACATTAAATCTTCCAATCTTGCGCCAAAATATACTAATTCCTACTACAAAAATGCGCTCAACGCACATGTGCATGTCATTATACCGGGAGATTGGTACGTGAACCAAAAAACGATTTTAGAGGGTATTTGTAATAATAACCTGATGCAAGATCCGGATACCCCAACCCAAACAGAATATCGCGGTGTACGCCTTGTAGACGATTCCGGTAAGCCATATCGTTTTTTCGAAACAATGGTAGATGATTTGATTTCGTGCGAACTTCGCCGGATCACTAGCCTGATGAGCGGTGAGGGTAAAAATCAGGGAAAACTGTATGCAACCACTCAATGGGGCGAAAATCCGTGGAAGTTTGAAGAAATGCCGGGTAAGTTCAAAGAGTTTATCGATTCTATAAACAGTAACGATAAACGCTCCGACCAGGTTGTATTGGCAGCGTTGGGTCTTCCGGGAGCAATCACCGGTGTGGATAAAGATGGTGTTATTTCGCTTGCCGGTGCTGATGTGTATTACAACTACCTGTTGTATGTTTCTTCGCTTACCTGGGACGAACATTTCATCCTTAAAGAACTGAACCGGACAATGTATATTAATTTCCCTTACGCAAAGGATTTAGGTTTAAAATTTGGGTTCTGGATTGATATACCGGCCAAACAGCAAGATACTGCACCGAAGGATCGATTGACGAATACAGCTACTGCAGATCCAGCGGTAAAATAATAATCAGTAAAGACGCATAGCCGTGCGTCTATACATAAAAACATACGACTATGTCACTAAAAATACCATTTACCCGCACCAATTTTGCGACTGAGATGAAACCGAAACTTTCGGGAGCCAACGTCACGCTCAGTTATGATAATCTCGAAAGCCCAATGACAAAAGCCGGTGCCGATATCGCCGATTTGATTGGACAATCGCTATACGATAAACTATGCGACGGTACGGCTGCTAAAACGGAAGCTGTTGCAGCTATACCCGCCGATGGTGATATACCGGAAGTTCCTGCAGTAGAAGCAAGCGAAGAAGTGGAGTTAAACGCGTTGGCTAAAGACTATTTGCAGTTCGCAGTTATCAATTTTGCCATTTACGAACACACTATCTTTCTTATTTCGCGCATTGGAAACGACGGTATTACGCAGAAAAAGAACGACGACGAAGCACCATTGTACAAGTATCAGAAAGAAAACCTCGACAATAAACTGATCAATGATGCATGGTACTGGATGAATCGATTGATTAAGTTGCTAAACGATAACGCTGCTAAATTTGCCGACTGGAAATATTCCGACCAACGCAAAGAACTCAACGAAATACCGGTAAAAGTTGCCGATTTCAAAAAGTGGATAGGCGTATCCGACGAATATTTCATGCTCAATGCTGCCGGACTGATCCGAGAAGTATGGACGGAATGCGTTGCCAGTCGTAACCAAAAAGAAAAAACGCCGGAGATTGCCCGCGCCGTATGCTATGAAGTCATTGCCCGTGCTTGTACGGTACTTTCTTACTACTGTTTGCCCGAACCAATTCGCCGGGATATAAACAACGAACTCAGTAAGGACCACGCCTCACAAGCCGATATGTATATCCGCGAAAAAGTAGGTGCACGTTTTCAGGCTAAAGCCGATGCGTACTGGCGCGTATTGGATACTGATATTGCCAACAAAGCCACTGAAGAAAATTCAGGGAGAGCATCCACACAAGTGTATAAGTCACGGGGTGTTTGCGAGGGTGATTCGTTTGGATATTAAACTATAAACTAACCAATAAAATAAACTATTATGACATGTATTGTAGGATTTTTGGACAAAGAAAATGATGTAGTAATTATGGGTGCCGATTCTGCAGGGGTAGCAGGTTCACTTATTATGGCACGTAAAGACACAAAACTTTTCAAAAATGGTGATTTTGTAATTGGATGTACCTCATCGTTTCGAATGATTCAATTGCTTCGATTTTCATTCAAACCACCGGTGATAAATGATAAAGATATTTATGAGTATATGTGTACTGATTTTATCAATGAAGTACGTAAATGCTTTACTGATGGTGGATATATTCAGAAACAGAAAGATGGTGATGAAAAAGGTGGAACTTTTCTAGTAGCCTATAAAAACAGACTTTTTCGAATTGATGAAGATTTTCAAGTTGGTGAAAATATCGACGGTTTTGCATCTGTAGGATGTGGTGTTGAATATGCATTAGGAGCAATACATTCAATTGATATGAATGATGTTTCTCCTGAAATAAAAGTACTAAGAGCTTTACAAGCCGCTGAGCATTTTTGTACCGCAGTATGTAGTCCATTCATTTTTGAAACTACCCACCAATGAAAACTATTAAACTTAAACGAATTACTATCAACCTTCCCGAATGTTGGGAAGATTTGAAAGGCGACCAAATTCCATTTGCGTTTAAAGAACTTGCACGACTGCTAGCACTCGAAATTACGCCATTCCAATTTCAGCTCAATATGCTGCTAAAAATTACCGGGTATAAACCGGCTAAAAAAAGTGGGTTCTGGTTTCGTACGATGTGGTTCATTCGCCTTGCGTGGCTTATGATATTCCGTAACGAACGATACAAAGAAATTCTTCAGCATCGAGCCGATACGCAGGAAATTATCGAATTCAATCTTATCCAGTTGGCCGAACATATCACCTTCGCCTTTACGCTTCAGGATAATAAGATCGTGCCTAACTACGATTTTAAACACAATCCGTTCGATGCCAGTGCACCGGTTTATTTCAACCGCGATGTTACCGTAGAGACCAATATAACCGCTAAACAGTACGTCGACTGCATGGACTTACTGCAAGCATTCAATCAAACCGATAAAGACTATGTGCGAATTATCTGCTTGCGCAAAATAATGGAAACGTTGTACGGTTTCAATACCCGCGCTATTTTGCGTCTGCCTGCAGAGATTCCGTTTGGAGTGATGTTTTGGTTCACTGGAATAGTGAAGTTTTTCCGTGAACATCCGGTGTATAGTGTTTTGTACGATCGCGCTGAAGGTGACGAACCCGACGAAAGCAAAATAAACCTGGGCATGAGCGAAACATTGCTTTTCCTCGAAAAAGAAGGGTATTCGTTTGTACAGGATAAAAACGTGATCGAGTTTTACGACGCGCAAGTAAAAGCCCTTAAAGATTCGGTAAATAACGCGCTCGGTTCTGGAATTACCAAAGATGAACTGGCCAAACGCACCGGACTAAGTATTAAAAATATAAATCGCCTATCCAATGACTAATCAGGACTATATCATTAGCATTTATCGCTATTACTCCAAATTCGTTCCTAAGTCTGTTTTGAGTAATTTATTTCAGCAACCGGAGATAAGCCGTAATGCCGGTTATTCCGAACTTGTGGCTGAAATAATGGCACAACCTGATACACATGTAGTTTCCGAAATTGGAACATTTATAGTAAGTGCTAACGATAAGTATATAAAAGATACCGTGAAAAATTCTACCGGTGTAGTTCTTTTTGTGGAGTATGGACAATTTTCGTTCAATCCGATCGCTACCGGTGGAGTGACTGAGAAACTAGGAATAACCGTTGCCCGCGAATACAACATTGCTAACAACGATAACCTGAACGAAGCATTATTGATGAATGAGTGCGATAATATAATCAATGGAATATTAGAGCAGATGCGCGCTGATCAGGAAGAACTCGAAGCGTGTGGACTGATGAAACTGATTACTTTCCCGGCTGATATTTATCCGGTGGATCCTGTTACATTCAACGACCGAAGCGGATGGACTGCATTGTTTAATGACGAAAAAAATGTACTGTAATGAACCTATCCGACAAACAACAAGAATTCATTGATCTATTCAATGACCTGGGTGAATGGAACGATAAGTTCGATTACCTGATCCATTTATCGGACGAACTACAAGTCATGCCGGCAAACATGGTGGTGCCCGAAAACAAAATACAAGGTTGCACAAGCCAAACCTATTTCTGCTGCACGTACCTTAACGATTTAGCACATATCTACGGACAAAGCAATGCAGCTATACCGAGTGGAATAATAACCGTTGTAAAAGAGCTGTTTCAAGGCGCAACACGCACCGAAATACAGCAGGCCGTTATCAACTTCCACACCGAAACCCAACTACTCGCACACCTCACACCGGCACGCGCCGGAGCGCTGGAGCAAATGATACTTCGACTGTCTTAATTTTAGTTTATTGGTTAATAGTAACGACAAACGTCTTGGGCTGTGAAGTTCGGGCGTTTTTTTTTATTATTCCTTAAAAATATATATCTTTACAGTCATTATTAATCAATCAAAAAGTATCAAGTATGAAAAAAGTTATGGTTTTGGCAATTATTCTTTTAAGTTTATATTCTTGTACAAGTCAGTATACAGCTGAAAAAGCGGTAAAAGAGTATCTTAAAGAAAATTTAGATGATTTTAAAAGCTATGACCCTGTTGAATTTGGTAAATTGATTCCAAATATTATTAAATTTGATGACTCAGAAATTGGAAAACCGATTAGTGATAAATATTTTGAATATAAACGTAGTAAACAATCATGGGAATATTTAAAAGAGCAAGGTGATCCAGAAAAACTATTTATACCTGGACAAATAGATGACAGCCTAAAATTTTATAATAATAAGGTAAATGAATACAAACCAATTTACGATAAAGCATCTAAAAATTATAAAGAAATTACTGATGGATATGTAATTTATCATAAATTTAGATCAGCACAAAAAGATGGGAATATAGAAATTAAATCTTATGTTTTTTATATGGATAATGAACTTAAAGTTTTGAAAATGGAATAATTATGAGCAAAGAACCTAAAGAATCAAAACCCGTTTTCGATGTTGCTAATATGACAACATTAGAAGTTATGTACGAATGTGGCCGTCTCGGTTTTCAACCAATGCACGCCATCCGATTACTACGCGGTACCGTAAGCGATAATTGTTTAACTGAAACGGCTATCGCTATCGAAATACCCGACTCACTTGAAATGCAAAGCTACTACGACGGTGCAGCTATGGGAGAAACTGAATTAGGTTCTACACTTCGTAAAAACGCTATCGACGGTAAAAAAGATGCTTATAAAAGTATGAATACCGAGGAACGTAAGAGAGTCATCAATGACGTTATCCGTAAAAACTTTGGAATAGGAGAAAACTAAACTTATAAGTTGATTATTATGGAAAAAGAGATTAAAATTGAATTTGAAAATGGATCAATAATCCATTTACCCGGAATTTTGAATCCTGATATGAGAGCTATTGGAAAAAATCCACCATCCGATTTTTGGGATGAATTAGTAAAAGATAAAGTATTTACACATGAAAAAGAAAGAATAATTCACTTTGAAAATTTGCAAAAAAATGAGAATAAAAAATACGGTGGAGTTTTTAAAATGATAGAAGAAGATGTTTGTAAAATTACTACTTGCCCAATTTGCACAGATTTCGAAGCCTTAGAATATATGAAAAAACTGGGCGAATCATTCAAAAAATATCAATTGTCGATACAGCTACCAAAGTAACTCGAATAAATAAAATACTCATTCAATAAAAAAGCCCCTGACAAATCATGTCAGGGGCTTTTTTCATCTCCACATTTTCAACTGTAAACTATCCACTATCAACTAAAACTGTCCTTTATACGCTAACCGTCCCGCCATATCTTTACATTGAATAAAAGAATAACCGCGTATGATATCGGACGAAATAATCAAAGATAAGTTTGCTACTGATACGCTCCGAAAGGGCGTGAATAAAATATTCGATATCCAAAGCGATGTGGCGCACCAGGTAATGAAAGAACGTACCGGTACGCTGTTCGCAAATCTTGATTCACGCGGGTTTGGAATCACCGGTGCAAGCCAACGATTCAGCGTTTCGGTTCGCATATTGAAATATTTACGCTTCAATGATATTCGCTCCAATATGGTATTACGCGGGAAACTTCACCTGTATAACCGTGCCGTTTGGGGCGTTCTGTACGGCGAAACATTAC